TATAAGATGTTAGAGAGTGCCGCTAAGTATAAAGAATTTCAGCCGTGTATTAAACGTTATCTCACCTCACAACTTAGAAGTAAGTTCATGTACATCTACCCATCAGAATGGGATATGGCACTATTCTTACCACTAGAGAGATTCCAAGGCGCATCTAAGACCCAAGTTTGGGCCGACTCTAAGAGAAAAATAGGATAAAGTAATGGCAGGATTTAATATACAAGAATTTAGTTCATCAATCAGTAAGCACGGTGTTGCTAAAGATAATCTGTTTATGGTTAGTATTACGCCACCGCCGGCTCTTAGAAATAAGGGAGAAGAGGACTCTATTGTCGATGACTTGAGGTTCTTCTGTCGTAGCGTAACTCTACCAGAATTTGATATTCAGACTACTGACTATCAGACACAAGGCTTTGGCGCAATAACTAGACGACCTCAGACAATGACTTTTCCCATTCTGCCAACGGTATTCATGGTAGACAGCAACTTTGCTGTATTGAAGTTCTTTCATAGATGGACTCAGTTGATGGTAAATTACGACTCATCTGGTGGTCCAATATCAGCGACACCAGAAGGGGCACTACCTTTCGAGATGGGATATAAGAACGATTATGCATCAACAGTTGAGGTTGTTGTGTATTCATACGCATCTGAGAGTATTACGTACACATATAGATTTGACAATGCGTATCCAATTCAGGTAGGAAACATAACCGAATCATGGGGCAACGCTGGTGAAGTTATGACACTGCCAGTTGGCTTTACATATGACGAATTAAAAGTAACTGGCGCTGTGACGGGATCAGTTCTCGACTCTGTTGGTGGTGCCAACGGATTATTGAGCTATTTGTCTTCGATAAATACATTTGCACAAGCGATTAAAGGACTGAAGCGACCTAGAAGTATACAAGATGCCATAAACCAGGTAACTAATATTTCTACAATTATAAAATCTTTTTAATTATTATTATACAATAGGAGTACAACATTATGGGTTTACCAAAAATCGATCAACCATTATTTGAGTTGGTCATACCGTCTACGGGCAAAAAAGTTCAATATAGACCATTCACAGTCAAAGAAGAGAAGATTCTACTAATTGCACAAGAATCTAAATCTACGGATCAGATTATTCTTGCGATTAAGCAGATAATCAACAACTGTCTCGTTGACGTAGATGTGGACACTTTAGCAACATTTGACCTAGAGTATATCATAATTAATATTCGTGGTAAGTCCGTGAATAATGAGATGACCTTTAACATCACTGATCCTGACACGCAGGAAGATATTGAGTTGGCTATGGATGTTAATGATATCGAAGTGGTGTTCGATGAGAAACACGATAAGAAAATTGATCTCAATGAACAGTACTATATCATGATGCGATATCCTTCTATCAACGAAGTTAAAGAGTTGCAACCAAAAGCTGAGGGCGAAGGAAGTTCGGCAGAGTCCACATTTGCGATAATGATGGCATGTATCGAAACAACAGTAAATAACGAAAATGATGAAGTATTTAACTTGGCAGACTTTACGCAAGAAGAGGTTAATGATTTTGTAGGAGGCTTCACATCTGCCACTATGGAATCAATTCAACAGTTTTTTGAGACTATGCCTAAAATGAAGTATAGTATCCCATATAAAGATAATACAGGTAAAGATAAGTCGTTCACTGTGGAGGGTATGGAGAGTTTTTTTACGTAATGTTGAGTCATAACAATCTTATGATTTACTATAAGAATGTCTTTGCATTGGCTCAACATTATAAATATCAGATAAGCGATATAGAAAGTTTAATACCGTATGAACGTGATCTTTACTTAGATATGTTACTTGATTTTATTGAAACGACTAAACAACAACAAAGCTAGGAGAAAGACATGGCGAAGAAACTACCAGAAAACAGTATGTTAAATGATGCTGATTTGGACGGTGATGGTATCGTATCTAATGAAGAATTGTCTAAGCATGAGCGGATGATTCAAATCGAGAATGCTGATAAGCGTGAAGACGCACAGCGTAATATGGCTTGGTTTGCATTATTTGGCATGCTCTTATACCCGTTCGCAGTAGTACTTGCTGTTCTTATGGGATTAGATCAAGCATCTAAAACATTAGGCGATATCGCACCAACATATTTTGTGTCAGTAGCGGCTATCGTTGCGGCATTTTACACAACTCAAGCTTACTCAAATAAGTCATAATAGGATATACCAATGGCTCAGCCACCTAATAGTAATAAGCCTCAAACAGTAGATATCACATCTAAGTCAAGCATGGGACTTTCTGATGATTTGATGAAGATGATGACTCCTGCATTAGACTCTATTAGGTCGTCACTTAGCGATCAGACTAAGATCATGAGCGCCACATTCAATCTTGGAGTTGAGAATGCTCGTAAGGCTGGTCTAAAAGCTAATCTCGCACAGTCTAAGGCAGCGGAAGCGAGTGATAAGATCACAGCAAGTGTCGCCCCAAGTGGTGGTGATGGTGGTGATGGTGGATCTGGCGGCATGAGTATGCCAATGCTTGGTTTAGGATCTGGAATTGTAGCAATTGCCGCATCTCTTACAGGATTTGATGCTGCCATTAAAGCTATGGCATTACCAGGAAAGTTCAAGACCTTCAACACGAACTGGACGAAGTTTACTGATGAGATTGTCTACATGGGCATTCGCATTGAAGAGTTCGCTAAAAAAGTTAAAGATTTTAAGCCTAAACTTCCAAGACTACCCACGATAAGCTTTTTAGATGCGGATGGAAAGGCTTTCGACTTTGGCAAGGTTTGGGGTGAGACTAAATTAGCAGGCAGATTGAGTGAGATTAGTGTCAGTGTTAATGGCTTCTTTGATAGGATTAAAAGTGCTATAGACATGAAGTGGACTGCCGCCGCAGAATTAATAGATACTAAGGTAACAGGAATTAAGACAGGTGTCAATGGGTTCTTCGATGGCATAAAGTCTAGTATAGACACAAGATGGACTTCTCTAGCAGACACATTCGATACTAAGATATCGGGAATTAAAACGGGCGTTAATGGATTCTTTGACGGAATCAAAACCTCAGTTGATGGTAAGCTTGTTCAGGCAGCAGATTCGCCTCTTGCGAAATCCTTAGGTGAAATAAAGAGTTCTGTTGGAAAATTCTTTGATGGTCTACCGAGAATGAAGATAACGATACCCGAGGGTATTACTGGTCCGGGTAGTATATCAGAGACTATTACTAAGGTATTTGGCTCTCTAGATGGCGGTGGAATATTAGGATTCTTGGGCAAAGTAGGCAAATTTCTAAAACCACTATTAATACCGTTCGAGTTTCTTTTAAAGACTGTAATGCGTCCATTCACTCAAATACTGCTAACAATTATCGACTTCGTAGTTGGCTTCTATGAGGGATTCACTAGCGAAGAGGGTAGCATGATGGATAAAGTCACCGCTGGTATCGAAGGCGGACTTCTAGGAGTCGTTAAAGGTATCACTGAAGCAATCGACATGATCTTTATCAAACTACCTGCTTGGATATTAGAGAAACTCGGATTCGATGGTGCCGCCGAAGGTTTACGTGAGTTCAGTCTAACAGAGTTAATCGATCCAGCTTGGGAAGCGATTAAGGGGTTCTTCAAAAATCTCTTTAATGACCCTAAGGGAACATTAATGGGGGCAGCCTCTTCTTTTGGTGATATGGCAGGAGAATTGATGAAGACGATTCTTAGAGCAGTTCTTCCAGATCCTTCTGCAGGATTAATGTCTTTTGCAGGTTTAGCGGCTGCTCCATTAAAAATGACTGGAGTATATGAGTATGCGGGAATAGACTCAAAGACTGGTCAAGTATTACCGTCAGCGATAAGCTCTACAGCTTCATCGTCTGCCGCTGACCTATTGGCATCTGACGCTACAGCAACAAAGAACGCTGGTGGTGGAGGAGGTTCTGGAGTTACAGTAGTCAACTCTGCTCCAACATACGTCACTAAAGGCGGTAATCAAATCAATCAACAATATACAATGGGCAAAATATTCTCACTCTCTCAAGGATCTACTGCAGGATTCTAAGTAAAAAAAAGGGGATGCGATTGCACCCCCTTCTTCCCCATACTAGTAGAGATTAATCTTCAGCTAGACTCTTGAAAAAATCAAGTGAATCATCAGCATCAGAACTATCGTCTGCCGTTTGCATGGTCGGTGATGGACTCGCAACAGTTACCGGAGCAGATTGCTCCTTAAACTTAGGAGTGAAATCCATCGCCGTATTGTCATCCTCGGCAGTTGAGCTGGGTGCGTGTTTACTGCCATCAAGTCCTAGAACCTTATACAATTTTGCTTTCAGTTCATTGTAAGACTTGAAGTTTTTAGGATCGACAATATCGGACAGGGAATGCTCTTTACCCCAAACTTCTTCTAAAGTTTCTTCTGCTACTGCTGTACCAGATGAATCACTCAACGGTGCTACCGAAGAGAACTCAGACTTATCGTAGTTACGATAGCCTTCTACTTGACGAATTTTAAGTTTGAAGTCAGCACCTTCCCAGAAGTCGAATGGGTTGATCGGATCTTCATCAGCAAACTGAGGATTCATAGCATCGTTCAGTTTGTCGAAGATTTTCTTACCAAACTTGTACAGATACACTTGACCTTCACGAGAAGGGTTTGCACTATCTTGTACGATGTAGATATTCGCAGTGTATGACAACCTGCGCTTCTGCTTACGAGCAGTTTCTTTATCTTCATCATGACCAGAATTCCACAGCTTAGAGTTGTACTCTGAGACTGGATCATCTTGACCTAAAGTTGTAAGAGAGTTTTCGATGTACCAACCACCGGGTCCTTGAAAGCCATGGTCCCACGCACGAACGAAGGGCATATCTTCACCTGACGGTGCTGGTAAAAAACGAATCACTGCATAACCATTGCCGGCTTT